TTTTTACCTAAAGACTCAACGATTGATTTTTTAGCAATTGATTTCTTTTCAGGTTTTAATAAATCACCATAGAATAACTCGTCAATTGTTTTGTATTTGTTTTCAAGTACAATGTCTTTAGTCCAACTTTTAATAAAATTTATTGTATTTTCAGATAATTTAATTTGTCTAAATTCATTAGACAAATCATCAACTAAATAAGTTGCAGTTTCTTTATCTAATTCTTTATTCTCTTTTAAATTATCATATATTGACATTAATTTACAAAAATTACTGTTTTTAAGCAATTTTCTTTCAAAAAGTCTCATATCAGTTTTAAGATTCCCTTTAGCAAAGGAATCAACTAATTTATTTTCTACTAATGTTTTTATTAATCCGAATCTCATTTTATAATGTTTTTATTATAAATATCAACTTTTAAGTAGTTTATCTAATTGTTCGCCCATTTCACCTAAAGATTCTTGGACACGACTTAAATCAATTAGTTCATCTTCATTTAACATTCCTGAATTTTCTAGTAATATATTAAGACCTGAATTACGACTATCATCACCTTCAGGTACTGTAGGTGCTGCTTCAGGTGCTGCTGGAGCCTCAGGTGCCGCTGGACTTTCTGGTGGAGCACTTTCACCACCTCCAAAACCACCCATTCCTCCGTCTGATGGGGCACCTCCTTCTGATGGTGTTCCAGCGGGTTCACCTTCTTTCTTACCATACAACTTATCAAGATTATCAAATAATCCTGTATGAGTAATTACCTCAGCAGTTTTCTTAAGTTCTTCACCAACGGCTCTTTCAATACGTTGTTGTTGTAAATCAAGTTTAATTTCTTCATCAGAAAATCCAAGAATATGTTTCTTAGCCCATGACATAGACACTGGTGCAATACCACTACCAGGGTCAGCAACTAAATCCTTATATAATAAAACTTTCTCTTTCCACACATCAATCTTCATTAAATCAGCTTGAGTTGATGGATTTGTCAAAGTTAATGTGAAGTTTGATATTTCATCTTCAAAACCTAAAATGAATAGATGTATGATTGCAATTTTATTTAATTCAGAAATCATATTTTTTTGAATTCTGTTAATAGTTCTTGCAAAACGAATATCTTGTAATGATAAGTTCTTACCATCTCCAACAGTTTCTTCAAATCCTAAAAACGCTTTAGGAACACGAAGAGCTGTTAATAATTTCTTTTGAATATACTCAATATCAGCAATCTCCGATAAGTTTGCGGCTCCTGGTAATGTCTCAATAGGCATTGTTTGTGTAGTATCTCTAACAGGAACAAAATAATCTTGGTCAACCGCCATCTGATTAAATCTCATATCTACATTACCTGTCTTGTTGTCAACTGTTTGACTTCTCTTAAACTTATTTGCAAATCTTTGGATATATGGTTCAACGTCAGCATCATCCATGTTTCCAACGAATACTTTAAATACACGTCTTTCAGGTGCTCTTGATGTTCTATAAATTAACATAGCGTCTTCAGATAACAATAATTGCTTCCAAATACGACGAGCCTTTTCTAACATAGAAGTTCCGTAAGGAAGTCTTCTATCATCACCAAGTAATCTAAAGTGAGCAATTTCCCAAGTATTAAACTCTAAATCCTTTTGTTTCCATTTGAATTTCAAATGTTTTTTTTCAGGATTGGTTGTTGAATCTGTTGAGTGTGACCCCATACCTGCCTCCAATCTTTCAATCTCAATGATTGGTAATTGCATACATCCTATAATACCTTTTTCAGGGTCTAATTTAAGATATACAAAATTATCACCGTACTTACATGTGTTTCTTGTCCACATAGGTAAGTTAGTATTAATATCTAAAGCATTATTAAACAAATCACCTAATATTGATTTAATTCTTGATGATTCAGAATATATTTGTAACATAAAACCATCCTGATTGATAGTTGTTGACTCTTCAGCGTAAATGTCTAAAGCCGCACCAATTTCAGGAGTAAATTCCATTGACTCGTAATCATAAAATGAAGATAAACGAGTTGGTTCATAATAAACCGCCTGCGTGTATAGATTATTTTCAATCCTACCCCATTGGTTTGCTAAATAATATGTTTGTTGTGCCTGAAGTTTTTCTCTTTCATATTCAGACTTAGATGTTGTTTTTAATAACTCACTCTTATCATATTTGTATGTAGGATAATCCTGCCCCAAAAGAGAATTGGGCCCAAATGTTTGGGATAACCGTTGCCATACCGTTAGTTTATTTTCACTCATACTAAAATATAAATAGTTTTAAATTAAATTAAAGTTTTTTGAAGTTTAAATAAATATTATTATGGTTTTACAGTAATTGTCCAACTATATGGAGGATTTGCAAGTAATAAATAATTTGGGTTAGTTAATCCTCCTGTCGGAGACTCAGGTTGTTGAGATAGAGTTGTACCTGATAAAAATAATGTTTTATTATATAATGTGTTTGCAGTTGCAACCGATGCAACATCTTGTAAAATATAATCAACAGCTGCGGTTTTAAGTGCGGTATTTCTAAAATCTAACGATAACATATCAGTCATTGCTGAAAAAGTTGATGTCCATCCTGTTAATGATTGTGATTGCGCTATACTAAATGTTCTTAAACTTGCAGGGAAATTACCACTTATTAATTCAGTACTGTTTTTAAATGAATTACCACCTATCGTTAACGTAACTAACGATGTATGTGCTGAAAGATTTGTAGTACCTGTTAAATTATTAAAACTTATGTCGATATTAGTAGCTCCTAATGTGTAATTAAAATCAAAATTAGTCATTAAATTACTATCTAAATCAATAGTCCTAATTGATGTTGGGAATTGTGTTGTCCATCCTGATAAACCAACACTATTTAAATTGAAAGTTTGTAATGATGTTGCACCTGTTAAATCTACTGACCATTGTGGTACATACTGTAAAGGACCACCGTCACTCATATTAAAAGTAACACAACTTGTTGGGAAGTTACTTGTATATCCTGTTATATCATTCAAATCCAATCTTAATGTTTGGATACTATTTGGGAATATTGGGGGTAATGTCCTTAAGTTGTTGTTATATAATCTTAATTCTGTCAAAGACGTACATGCTGATATTGTATTTGTAAATGAACTTAAATTAAGATTACTAGCTAAATTCAGGCTAGTTAAATTTGTATTAGCATTTAAATCAATATCAAAATTATAAAGTCTATTACCATTAAATTGTGCGTTAGTTGCCGATACAGGTAAAGTATACGTCCAACCCGTTAATGAATTATTATTATCCACCTGAATGTCTTGTAGTCCAGTACATGCAGATAAACTATTAGTAATATTAATTGATGGTAGGGCATCATTATTTGAAACAAAGAAATCTCTAAATACTGGTCCAGTTGGGACTGTAATATTTAAAGATGTTAGAGATGAATTATCTTCTAACTGAATAGTTCTAAATGAACTACTTCCTGAAAAATTGTAGGTAAACCCTGACATGTCAGTATTTTTAATAAACAACTTTATAAAATTAGGTAAACTTGCCAAGTTACTTGCTGGAGTAAATTCAAAGTTTTGAGAACCAGGTGCAAATGTGTTGTAAATGTTAAAAAATTGTATTGAGTTTGGTAGACTCGAACTAAAGTCAGTGAGGGTAGTACTGGATAATGTCATTGTGGTTACCGCGGAAAATGAACTAAAAGTAAATAAATTCTCAACGATATTTGAAATATTATTTAATTGTATTCCTTGAATATTATTAGTCGATACTGAAGATGAAACTTGGAAATTTCTAAATGTTGCAGTATAAAGATTCGAATCGTAACTATAGGTGTAAGTATACGAACTAAAAGTCCCAGAATATGGTGGGTTAGTAATATTAACAAAATTTGTTGACCCGTCACCCCAAATAATATCAAAACTACTATTAGGTGCAGTATTAAATGATACAATCATTGGATTTGTATCAACAATATTTTGTACTTGTAAAAATGGTGGTGTTGAAGGTGTTGGAGTATTTGTTTGAGTTGGTGTTGGAGTATTTGTTTGAGTTTGAGTTGGAGTATTTGTTTGAGTTTGAGTTGGAGTTATTGATGGTGTAGGAGTATTAGTTTGAGTTTGAGTTTGAGTTGGCGTTATTGATGGTGTAGGAGTATTAGTTTGAGTTTGAGTTTGAGTTGGCGTTATTGATGGTGTAGGTGTTGGCGTTGGGGTTGATGAAGGTGTCTGACTTGGTGAGGGTGTGGATGATGGTGTGAGTGATGG